ACCTGCTGAAGCAGGCATTACGTCATGTGAAACTACTTTAAATGTATTTGCCATATCCTATCCTAATGCTATTGCTAATGCTGTAGCGTCATCTTGTGAAGCGTATCCTGCACTTGTCAAGTAAGTTTTAATATCAGTAAGTGCAACCTGTTTCATAGTACCATTATCATTTGCTACAACCCTATCTGCATCTACTAATGTTGTAGAAGTAGCTGAAGTATTTCCATCCATAATGTTTAGTTCAGTAGCAGTAGAGGTTACACCATCAAGTATGTTCAGTTCTGCAGCTGTTGAAGTAACATTTGTTCCACCAATATCTAGTGTTGTAGTACTAATCTCCCCTGCAATAGTCACAAGACCATCTGCAACAGTAATTAAATCCGTATCATCTGTGTGACCAATGGTTGTACCATTAATAAGAACATTGTCTATATCTAATGAGCCACCAGAAATTAAGCCAGTTGTGGTAATATTAGAACTACCAGTATCAATAGTACCAAACCCACTTGTGATACTTCCACTGTCTAATGCACCGACTGTCGTTGCAGCAGTTGTAACTAAGTTAGGCATTGCCGTTATTTCATCGTCAAAGTAAGCTGACAAATCTGTTACAGCAACTTGCTTCATTGTTCCATTGTCGTTAAGAACAACTCTGTCTGCGTCTGCTACTGTAGTAGAAGAAGCTGATGTATCTCCATCCATGATGTTAAGTTCAGTCGCAGTAGCCGTAACACCATCCATAATGTTAAGTTCTGCTGCTGTTGAAGTAACAGCCGTACTTCCTAATACAAGTTGACCATCTGGAACAACTACTCTTGCTGCACCTGCAAGTATTAAATCATCAACATCTTCATCCCAGAGCATATAAGCCCCTGATGTACCACCAAAGAATTTTACATCATAACCAGTATCATTTGCACCTATTGTTAGGGTAGAATCTAATTGTACAGCAGCGTTAAGATCTAATGCTTTGTCAAACTTAACAGCTTCAGAACCGTTTGTTGTAACAAAAGTCATATAGGCATTATCAGATTCTTCAACAACAAGTGAAGCACTAGAGTTATCTAATATTTTAATAGAACTTGCAGCACTAAATTGTAATGCTCCATCACCACCTGCAGATAAAGTTAAATCCCCTGCTATGTCTGCATTGCCACTTATATCTAAAGTAGCAGCATCAAGTTCTCCTGTCAGTGTAACATTACGAAAAGAAGATACGTCTTTATTAGAGTCAACAGTAACAGTTTTAGATGCGACAACTGTTCCAACACTTTGACCTGTATCATTGTAATTTAATTCTGTAGTTGTTGAAGTAACACCATCTAAAAGATTTAACTCTGCTGTTGTAGATGTAACACCGTCAAGTATATTAAGTTCTGCAGGAGTTGATGTAATAGCTGTTGTAGTAGCTGCAGCCAGTACAGGAATATATCCACCCTGATTAATTAAATATTGTGTGTGATCAGCAGTAGGATCAACAATACTTAATGTAGTTTCATAGGCATCTGCCGTTGCACCCTCAAAAACAATAGCGTTAGCAGCTTCCATTGTAACTGTATTCACAGTCGTAGTTGTACCTGTAACGCTTAAATTTCCACCAACTGTAACATTACCTGTTGTGGTTACACTATCAATATAAGCATCTTTCCAACGAACAGAACTTGAGCCTAAGTCTACATCACTGTCAGTTTGTGGGCCAAATATGCCATCAGCAACATAGACCTGTTCTGCATTAGCTGCATAGAAATGTATTTCATCTGCTGTTTCAAAATCTATCTTTGTCTGGTCATCCTCACCTATTTTTATATCAGTAGCAAGAAGAGAAGTTATTGTTGTTTGGGCTGCATCAACTGCAACATCAATTGTGTTATCTCCATCTTGATACGTGACAGTAACACCTGTTTCAGTATTACTAGAAAACATTGCTCCTGCTGTATCTGCTATATACTCATTAAGAGCAGTACCATCTACTGTTATAGCGTCAGCTTCTAGTGTACCATCTATGTCGGCATTTCCAGATATATCAAGAGAACCTGCATCAAGTTCTCCACTTATTGTTAATAGTCCACTAGAAGGATTGTAAGTTAATCCAGTATCGGTTTCTGCTCCCTGTGTTCCAGTTGAACCATCAACAAATACAGGATAAACGGTTTCATCTGTACTATTATTGGCACTTACTGTAATACTTGTAGCAAGATCTACAGTAGTACCTGAGATAACGGAAGATAATGCTGTACCATTAACTGTAATAGCATCAGCTTCAAGTGTTCCATCTATGTCTACATCCCCACTAATGTCAAGACTAGATGCTTCTATCTCTCCACTAGCTTTAAAAACAACATTGTCTCCTGCGCTAACTCTAAAAGTTATCTCGTTATCTGTGTCAAATTTAATCTGATTATCAGCATCTCTTCCCACAGACAAACTTGTATTAGTAATTGATGTAAAGACTGTTTGTGATGCATCTAAAGCAAAATCTATATTATCGTTTGTTGTATCATAAGTTACTGCAATACCTGTCTCTGTATTACTAGACAACATATTAGTACCAACGGTATCTCTTATATAGGTTGCCAATGCTGTTCCGTCTACTGTAATAGCATCTGCTTCTAATGTGCCATCAATGTCAGCGTCACCACTAATATCAAGACTTGTAGCGTCTACTTCTCCTGCAACCGTCAACACCCCACTGGCTACAGTCATTAAGTCTGTATCCCCGGTGTGGCCTATAGTAGAACCATTAATAATAACATTGTCTACTGTTAAAGTTGTTAATGTACCTAGAGAAGTAACATTAGCTTGAGCTGCTGTCTGTAATGTTCCTGTTAAATTTCCTGAAAATCCAGTAGAAGTTAGAAGACCAGTAGAAGGGTTATAGGTAAGACCTGTATCTGTCTCTGCACCTTGGCTTCCTGTAGCTCCATCTACAAATACAGGGTAGACTGTTTCATCTGTACTGTTATTAGCACTTACTGTAAAGTTATCGGCTGTTCCTGTTGTGTCTTGATTTAACGTACCTATAACAAAGTCTAATGTATTATCAGAGTCCTCATAGGTAACGGTAATATTTGTTTCTGTATTGCTAGATACCATTGCACCAACCGTATCAGCAATATATTCATTAAGAGCCGTACCGTCTACTGTTATAGCATCAGCTTCCAGTGTTCCATCTATATCAGCATTACCACTAAGATCTAAAGTAGCAGCATCTAACTCACCAGAGATTGTAATGTTACGACCACCCGATATGTCTTTGTTGCTGTCAGTAATAATAGCTTTACTTGCAATCACTGTACCGTTTGTAATTCCATCAATAAGATTAAGGTCAGTTGCACTAGCCGTTACTGCACTACCATTGATTACAAGTTGGTTACTTGCATCAAGATACACAGACTTTTCTGCAGGGTAGGTAATAAAGACTTCTTTAGTTCCACTCTCCAAGTCTACTGCACTACCAGAGTTAGAACTTTCCAGTATGGTTGTACGTGCTAATGTTGTACCACTAGACGTAAATGTTCCTAATCCTACTTCAAAGTCATTATTAACGTAATCTATAATAGCATAGTAAGTTGTATCGGCATTAGATAATACAGAAGTAAAAGTTTGAAATCCAGATACAGCACCACCTAATGTAACTGTACCTGTACCAGTTGTTGTGGTTGTTTCTTTAACTCTGTCTTTTACAACTAAAGCCATTAGGCAATCCTTATAATTGCTGTTGAAGCACCTGCTGATGGTATGCTAATCGTGAACGTACCATTAGTAGATGTTTGCGTACTACCAAAACTTATTACTGCTATTGCTTTACCAGTTTCTGTAGAGCCAGTTTCTCCTCTAGCTTCTGACTCATAGATAATTGCACCATCTGCGGAAAAAGATGCACTTGATATTACTACATCGTCAAAATCAACAAGAGCCGTATCACTTGCTATTGATACAGCTACGTTGGTAAGAACATATCCTCCTGTGGAATAGTTTGTTCCACTGGCTGATACCTCATCTGAATTTCCTGTGACACTGGTGTAATTTGTTGTGGTCTTATTATAAGTACCACTAGGGCTATCCTTAATTAGGGCTATTTTAATTGTGCTACTACCGTGTAAATCGTGATAGCCCTTAAGAAGTTCTGTTTTAAACGAATTACATACTGCCGTAGTAACGCTACCCATTAAAAATCCTTTATGTTAAAAGAGAGGGCAAGTCTCCCTGCCCCCTCAATTAATGTTATTAAGCCAATTGGTCTCTATCAACCGTGTCGGCTTTGCCTGATGCACCAACATCATTACAATCAATGACGCAAGCATAGGCTCTTAGTCTTCCTGTAGCAGGAGCTGCACCTGCAATTAAACAGTCAATCGTATCAGTAGTTGATACAAATTGTGTAAACGTAGAGGCTGCGCCTGTCGTTACATCGTTAGACTGTCCATTAGAACCTTCAGCACAGAATCCTGTTGAGGTGATATCAGCACCATCAATGATGTCATCACCGCCATTAAAGTCCATATCTAAAGTACAGCTTGAAGTGAATGCTTTCTCTACTTCAGCACCTGCAAAAAGCACTAGGCAACCTGCAGGAATCTCAAGTAATTGAAAGATATCACCGTTTGCTCCAGAATACCCTTCAGCTACAAGCGCATCAATATCCAAATAAGCTTGGATCATACGCATGTTAGCCATTCCAGTATTGGATGGTAGGGCAGCGATAGAGTTGGATGATACTCCAGTAGTATCAGAAGATGTCATATCATAAGTAGCCATTTTCTAATCCCTCCCTATATTCCAGATACATAGTATGCTCTAGAAAGTGCCTCTGGTTTGAGGATCTTTCTGCCATACAAATGCATACCACGAACAATGTCAGCAAAGCTGTCAGGGTCACGGTAGGTTTCTGTCTTGTTAATCTGCTCTGCAGTAGCTACAGCAGAAGCATGACCTGCACAGATTACACCAAAATGTGTAGAACCTGTAGCTGTTGCTCCTGTTGCACCATTACCTTTAGCAGGAAGATTGTTAGACATATAGACCTTAAATCCATGCACATTGTCTAGGATAAGACCATTCTTTAGGCCAGACCCACCCCAATCTGCTTGGAAAAGTCTAGAGTCTTCATCTTTCAGTAGCTCTGCAA